CTATAAACCCGCCCTCGAGTAGCGCGGCAATGTTAATGCCGTTGGCCTCTGCAGCCTCGGCGTCAAATTCATCGCCGGGGGTACCGACGCGGGGGCTAATAATTTTGTATGCCATGGGGTTTAGTCCTAACTGGTTTGGGCTTGCATCTCTATTGTTAAATCATACGCTGGCATTTCAGCCCCGCCGATGATTGCAATAGTTGGGCGCCCGCTGGTTACTGCCACGTTTTTGCCAAGCACCAAACTGGCTAGGTGCATTAGGTTGCGTTGCGCGTCAAGGTTGCCCGGGCCAAGGGTAATAATGCGTACCGTGTACGTCATTTGCACAATGTTGCCACCGCCACCATAAACACTAAACGTAGGGGCATCTATGAACGCACAAGGCGGCACAAGGTTGCGGGGGTCTGTTACCACCTGCAGGCCCGTAATGCTCGTTAGCGACGCTGCTAGATCGTCTAGCGCCTCATTAAATAGATCAGTGTAAGCAACGGGCATTAGGCCACCGCTGGTTTAGGGATACCCAACAGCATTTTAATTGCTGGGCTTAGACCTACCGAGGCACCGGCAGACATGCCATCAAACGTGGCAAAGTCAGTTACGGCCCCGCGCTGGCGGTAAAAGAAACCGCCTAGTGAAATGGTGCCAAGGGTGACCTGCCCGTTAGGTGACGTGCTAAGGCTGTCAATGTAGCCAGCCTCTTGGCGTCGAGTAAATGCCAGGCTGTTGGCAGCTGACGCGCACTGCGTAAGAAACGTGGTGTCAAGCGCCGATGCTGTACCGATGCCTAGCCAGTCCTCAATTTGTGCGGCGGTAATCCATGTGCAAGTTTCGGTAAATGTGATCGTGCCAGTAGACGCGGTGCGCTGTACGTCGGTACCGGTGCAAGCGTAAAGCACCTGATTAGGTACAGGTATCTCGTAATTGAAAAGTAAATCGCCCTGATCGTCTACGCCGATAAACAAATACTCGGGTAAATCGTAAACCGTAAACGAGCCATTAAACGGTACTGCAACGGAACCAACCGTAAAGGTTCCGCCTACAACTAAATCATTAGGTGTAAGAGTTTGCAGTACCGCGTAATTGCTAAGTAACTGTTTATGTGTGACCGTGTAAGCGGCCATAACTGGCCTCTTTTCCGATTAAACGAGTTTGCAGAACTTGGTTGCGTCTGCCATGAACGCTGCAGCATACCCTCTGTAGGCGATTGTCCTACCCAAAACGCTAGGAACGTCCACGCTAATTGCACCCTTTTGCTGTTCGTAGAACTCGAACCCGGCAGCATCGCCAGCAGCGTGGCCGATAAAGGCTGTGTCTGCTGCCATGTTTTTATCTACTACCAAGGTAAGGCCCAACGGGGTGCCGTTCCATGAGGTGGCTGATGAGGTGCCGAGCGCGTTCATTGCGTTCATGTTTGGTGCGCCGACAAATGGAAACGCCGGGGTGCCATCTGTGCTGGTCAATTTTCCGAGACGGTACCAGGTGGTTGGGTCTACGAAAAAGTGTGTAGGCAAGTAGTTGCTGCTTGCGCTGATCTGATAAGCGGCGCCGTAGATTGCTGCCAACCAGTCGGCTGGCTTGGTCTTGTCGGTTACGGTTTCGCTTTGTGAGATACCGCTATAGCAAGTATCTACTGCGTAGTTATCGGTGGCCTGCCCGTAGGCGATTGCCAACTGGTTAAGCACAATGTTAATGCTTGCAGGGTCAGTCCAATCAAGGTCTTGTTCAGACATGGTGACGTAGGTTCCAAAAGTCAATTTGGAAACGTTATTATTTGCAACCGTCACGGTGCTTGGGTCAAGCGTATTTAGTTGGCCTGTTGGCTGTTGCGTAACTGTTGGGCGTACCGTGATCTTAGGGCGGCGAAATGTCGAACCACTTTGAGGCATTGCCTTAGTACCGATTGCGGTAACAAATGGTCTGATCGGGTTAAGCCCGTCATACACGCTGCCGCTAATAATTTCTGGCAAAATACCAGGAGTATCAGCGGTGGTGATATTTGGTGCAGCTGCTTGAATACGTGCGTTCAATTCTGCAAACACCGAACCGCCAACTACCGATGCTGCGATGTATTCGCTAGGTGATGGCAACTTAAAATTGCGTGGTTGCGCGTACAATGGTTGCGCCATTGGTGCCGCTTCGATAACTGCTGGGGCTTCTACTGGCTGTGACATTTCGTTAATCTCCTCTACGGGTTCCTGTTCACTATTTAACACTACTTCAGTTTCCTCTTGGTGGATACTGGCTGCAACCCGATCTACGGATGCCCCGGCAAACGCACCAAATGGCACTAGGGATAATTCCTGCCATGACGCCTCGGCAATAACCATGGTGCCGTTTTCGTCGTAACTAAATTTGGTTGGGTTTACGCCAACGGATACAGCGTCTAAAACCCCATCGGCAGCCAATACCAGCGCCTCGTTACCTAGCGTGGTTTCACTAATGCGGGCCTCGTACATCATGCCGCCCGGTGTATCCACCATGCTCGTCACCAAACCAACGGCCTGCGTACTGTCATGCCCTAAATAAAGTTTAGGCATTTTGCCACCAGCGTTAAGGCTGCCGGGCATAAACATAACCTTGGTGCCATCGCTAACGGTTGCCTCGACGTTGTACGGCAAGGCCAAGCCAGCCAAGGTACGGCGTGGCATACCATCCGGGCCAGCTGCATCGAGTGTTAATTCCTGTTGGGTTAATTTAAGCATTTGGCATTACTCCGGTTTCTGCGGTGTCGTAACTTTCGTTTTCTTTTTCCATTAAATAGTTTTCGCTTAGGTAATCGTCAATATCAAACTTCACGTATGTACCACGTGGTAGCACGTTGTCAGCGCTAAGCGTTTCAGCAATGCAGTCCATAAACAATTTTGCGCCAAACATGTAAAGGTCTTGGCGTGCTTGCGTGCTGTTTTGGTAACTGTATGAACCAGTAGCGACGCCCAACAAATATGGCGGGCAGTTTGCTAAACGCGCAATTTCTAGCGCTTGGTATTCCGATGCCTCTACGAGCATTTGTTTGCTTGGGTCTGTAGTGGTTTCTGTGTAGGTAACAAATTCATTGAGCGCCGCGACGGTATTCGTCATGCGCGCGGCCTCAAAACTTTGCGAGAGCGTCTGCAGCTCGTCGGCCGAAAGCGGCTCGCCGCCAACCTGACGCAATACGCCGTTAGGCAAACTGTTAGCAGCTGAACGCAACCGCGCACCCTCGAGTTTTAGCGAGGTTAAAACAGCGTTAGGGCTTGTGTATAACAAACCTTGTATAGGGCTAATGAACTGCACGACGTCGCGATGGTCTACTGGCAAACCGCTAAACATAATTTGTTTAGACGGTGCAAAAAATACGGGGCCTGCCTGATCTTGTGTTAGCACCATCGCGCTAGGCATACGCTGAAACGCCATAGGAAACCCGTCAGCCGACCTCTTTGTGACCGCCAAAAAGGCTCGCTGCGTAAAAAATAAATCATCAAATAACCACGCAAATAGTGTGCTGTTTGGTAGCGATGGGTCAAGACGTCGCAACCAACTACGTGGCGCGATATCTACCTCTTCCATTTCCTCGCCGTTCCACATTTCGTTATACATTTTCAACGGGGTGCAACCAATGACGCTGGCCAACAGGTCACGCGCTCGAGTAATTGCCGGCACACTCATTGCACGTTGGCGGGTGTTGCCCTGTGTAAAAGCGTAAAAATTGTCTAGTTGCGACATGCCAACATTGCTGCCGGCAGCAGCCTTTACTACAGGTTGCGCGGCGTCGGTAGTTGCACGTGTGAAAAGGCCCATAGGTTTAGTTTGCCATATCTGTTAAATGTTTGGTGGCATCGGCTGGGTCTAGATCAGTTCCCGACGAAAAGGCTAGATACTGCCAGCCGACGCCGTATGCAACATTAGCGGTTTGCGCTAACTATTATGGGTTTGCCCATTGCGGCAGGTTTGCCCGCTAACGCAACTGCAAACACCAACGCACGCGCCATACAGATTGGGCCCGGTGACCTCTGCGAACTAATCACTATGTTGCCATTGTGTTTAACCAATACTGCGCGCTCGACGTGTTCGCTTAGTAAATGCTCGCCGTTATGCAATAGGCGGCCCTCGAGAATTATTGAGCGTGCAGCTGCAGTCCAACGGTTTAACTCACGGTACCCAACAATTACGCTACGCCGGCTTAAATGCGGTGGGCAATGAACCTCTAACGATGGCACTATGGCAAGTTTTATGTTTGGTGATTGCGCTATTTCGGTTTCCACGTGTTGCCACATTTCGGCCATGGTGTCAGCCACAAACGCGGTTACTACGTGGGTTTTAGTTCCCGAGATCACGGCGCGCACGCCATAAAATTGGGCGTTATCCTCGCCAACCTCTACAGCCAAAACACCGCCAGCAGGCGCGGTATCGGTAGTTAGGCAGGCAGCAAACTGCCCCGGCTCGAGCCACGATGAGGCTGAGGCAGTCCATGTGTTTACCGATGAGCGTAGGAACGCGTTACGGTTTGGCGCTTCGCTTTCGCCTTTAATTACTTCCATTTCCAATGTGTGCCCTAGCGCGGGGTTTGCGTAAGCCCATGCGGCGGGTGTCATTAAATCCATAGTGGCGGGGTTTGGTGACCACTCAGCGAAATACAAACCACCTGGGGTTTTGCTGTCTATTGCTCGTAGGCCCTGCTCGCGCCATCTCAGCATGGCAGTACTGCTCTGATCGCCCGCGGTACTCCACATACTGCATAACGGGTTTTTGCGTGCACGTTGCGTAGGTAATAAACCTTGGTCTATGGCTTCCTCTGACACCGCCCATGCCTCATCTATTACGAGCAAGTCCACGCTGTAGCCGTGACCAGCGCCCGGCGTTGCAGCTCTAACATGCCAAATACTGCCATCAGGCATAGTGAGTTTTTGCCGGCCATAAGACCATGAAACCTCAGCCCCAAACTTTGCCTCAAGTATTGGCGCAAGGTAATTAAACAATGCGGTGGCTAGGTCAAGTTTGTGCGCGACGCTAATAACGGTTTGAGGTGTTGCACGTTCACGGGCCTCATTTACTAACCAATCCCCAATTAGGCTGGCGACACAGATTGTTTTTCCATTTTGCCGAGCCACGCTGACCAACGACACTCGAGGCCTGCTGCCATCATCGGCTACCGACGTTTGCCCATGCAATGCCCGGTACTGCCAAGGCATCAAATTGACGCCAAGTATGTTGCTGGCAAATGCCCCGATCTCATTAGCGGCAGATCGGTTCTCACTGTGCGTGGTCGTTTCCAATCGGGGTAGATCGTGGCCAGTTAGCGCCAGTTCGCTAAAACCCTTATGGGATATAGAAA